TTTAACGCATTAGTTTCATTTGCTTTTAATTTAGGTGTTACTGCATTAGGTAGAAGTACGCTTCTTAAAAAAGTAAACGTAAATCCACAAGATATAACCATAACAAATGAATTTTTAAAATGGAATAAAGCGGGTGGTAAAGTATTAAACGGACTAACTAAAAGAAGAACAATAGAAGCTAAAATTTACTTTACAATATGAAATATCTACTAATACTTTTATTTTTATTTTCCTGCGGTTCTAAACACATAAACAAAGAAGAAAAGAAAACAGATAGTATTTCAACTATTACGCAAGTAATTAAAACAGATTATATTTCTAAAGATAGCACTTCAATTAAATTCGATGTAGCAACAGAAGAAATAATTATTGAAGCAGTAGATAGTACAAAACCAATAGAGATAATTAATAACGAGGGTAAAGTAACAAAGTACAAAAATGCTCGTTTAAGCCACAAAAAAAGAAAAGATAATACTATTGTAGTAAATGAAAAGATAGTGTCTAAAATCGTTGTAGATTCACTCAAAAACGAGATAGAAGTAAATAAAGTTGAAAACACAAAGATAGTTTATAAAGAACAATTTAATTGGAGTACTTTTATTCTTCAATTATGGTGGTTATGGCTACTTATAATTTTAGCTATTTATTTATCTTATAAATACTATAAAAATTATCTTAAATTTCCTTTACTATGAGAATATCAAATGTAAAAGGTGCAACACAGACAAATTTTATAGAAGTAAGACACTATGAGAATAGTTTAATAAATATTAGTCAAAATTTAAAACCTGTTAAATCAGAATTTACAATAGGGTTTTGGAAAGTAAAAGGAATTAATTTTGTGCCCAAAGAATATTTAAATTTGATAGAGCATAGCTAACCTAGTTACACACTTTGTTTTTTAACACTTATTTTGATTGTTTTTTTTGTTTTATTTTTAGAATATTTTTTTAGTTTTATATTCTGTTTTTTTTACAATCACTTTGCAAAGTTATAAGATTAAAAATAAAAGTCTTACTGTTTTAAAATAAAGTTATTTACAGCGATGTTTATAAAGTATTTTTATATTTGACAAATGAAGAAACAGAGCAGGAAAACACTAGTAAAAAACCTAGATACTATCTTTAGTATTTATATCAGGCGTAAAGATGCTATTAATGATATTGCTGAATGTGTTACCTGTGGAAAGAAAGACCATTGGCAAAAATTACAATGCGGACATTTTATGAGTAGAAGTAATTATTCAACTAGGTGGGATGAAAATAACGTAGGTGTACAATGTTATGGATGCAACATAGCACGAAGCGGTGAGCAGTTTAAATTTAGTTTATATCTTGGTAATAAGTTATCTGAAGAAATGTATTTAAAATCAAAACAAACTGTTAAATTTGCTGATGTAGATTTGATTGACTTAATAAACTACTATACCCAAAAGGTAACCTATATATAAAATCTGTTTCTTTGAATGTTTTTTAATTTGTTTGGAAAGAGCTACTGTAAAAGGTAGCTTTTTTTATCTGTTAAAGTTATGTTAAAATATATTTTGATGTAAATAACATTTATATATTTGCTGAAGAAATAACAATTAAAACATTTATTATGAAAACATTAAAAAACAGTGTATTGGCATTTTTATTATGGGTAGCTTTTTTAGCTGGAGTATTAACATTAAGCAATTTATAAGATGAAAACAGCAGTACAAGAATTATTTAGCCAGTTAGAAATTGAGCATCCTAATTTATTCAATTTACATTCATTAGATGGCAGAAAGTTTATAAACGATTATTATAAATTTTTAGAATTAGAAAAGCAACAAATTATAGATGCCTTTGATGTAGCTTGTGAAGATGAAAATAGAATAGGAATAGAATATTATAACCAAACATTTAAAACAAATTAAAATGAAAGATTTAATAGATTACTACAGATTTAGAACTGAAACAATGCAAAGTAAGATTTGCGAATTGCAAACATTAGCAAACACATTAGAAACTTACTGCTTTGAATTAGCGGATGCTGAATGCACTTTAGAATATAAGAATTTAATAAAATCAGAACTTTACAAATTAAAACAACAATAAGATGAGCAAAACAATTATTAGTTTCCCAGCAGAATTAAACCTTAATCAGAAACTATCTTTAATTCAAAAAGAATTTAAAGCAAACAAATCAAAATTTAATAGTTTTGGCAAATACAATTTCCGTAGTGCTGAAGACATATTAGAAGCATTAAAACCATTTAACGAAAAGTATCAAGTTAGTTTTATCATTACAGAAGAATTAATTAGTTTTGAAAATCCAATATTACTTTCAAAAGCTACAATTTTAGATAATAACGGAGTTAATGAAATTTCAGCAACTGCAATAGTAGGAGTAGATTTACAACAGAAAGGAATGCAAGTACCACAACAATTTGGTTCAGCTAGTTCTTATGGTAAAAAATATGCTTTAGGTAATTTATTGTTAATTGATGACACACAAGACCCTGATGCAACAAATAAGCACGATAAAGAACCAGTAAATGATTTAAAATGGTTAAATAAAAACACGCCTGAATTTAATAAAGCTATTGAATATTTAAAAAATGGTGGTAATATTGCAACTATTGAAAGTAAATACAAAATGACTAAAGTAGTAAAAGACGAATTGTTAAAAGTAAAATAGGGAAGCTGAAAACTATATAGAGTAAGCAAATTTTAAAAACAATTATTATGTTTCAAATTAAAACAGCACCAATGACAAATGGCTCAAGTGCAACAGAAGTAAACAAAGTTTACAAAACAAATGATTTATCAATTTTTAAAGAAATTGGTGGGAATAGAGTTCCAAATCCACAACATATTAAAAGATTAAAATTATCAATTATTGAAAATGGAATGTTATGCAATCCAATTTTAGTTAATGAAAAAATGGAAGTTATAGATGGACAACATCGTTTAATAGCATCTAAAGAAAGTAATTCTTTTATATATTATATTATTATAAACGGTTATTCACTTTCACAAGTTCATACTTTAAATTTAAATCAAAAGAATTGGACTAAAAAAGATTTTATGGATGGTTATGCTGCTATGGGTTTAGAATCATATATTAAATTACAAAATTTTGTAGAAAAAAATCAAGATTTTGGTTTTACAGATTGTGTAAGTTTATGTGCTAACCAAAGTTTTACTGCTATGGTAAAAGATATTAGAACAACAAAGAAAGAAGAAGTTTATAATCAATCAGAAGTTTTTGTTGATGGTACTTGGAAAGGAAAAGACTTTGAATTAGCGCAACAATGGGTTGAAAAAATAAGATTAATAAAACCTTACTATAATGGATATAATAGAAGTATTTTAGTTAGAGTTATGATTGGTCTATTTAAAAATAAAAATTTTGACTATAGTGAATTTATGCATAAAATTAGACTGCAACCAAAAGCACTAGTAGACTGCGCAAACGTAGAACAACAAAGATTATTAATTGAAGAAGTTTATAATTATAGAAGTAGAAACAAAGTTAATTTAAGATATTAAAAATAAAACTGAATAGCCGACAGCAGAAAAACAAGGTAGGCAATAAATAAATATATTATGAGTGCATTAATTAATTTTAGTTTAAGAGTAGACAAATTACCAAAAGAAAAATTTGTAGCTGGTAAAGATGGAGCGCATTACTACAATGGCACAATTTCAATTAATGATGAAACAAACGAATGGGGGCAAAATGTTTCTATAATTGATTCACAAACAAAAGAAGAACGTGATGCTAAAAAGCCAAAGACTTATTTAGGAAACGGAAAAGTAGTTTGGAATGATGGTAAAATAACAAACGCTACGAAAACTGAAGTTGGGGCTTCAGCAGTAGTTACATCAAATGCTGATGATGATAGTTTACCTTTTTAAATTTAATTGGGTAGTGTAAAAGCTACCCTTTTTTAAAACAAACAAATGAAAACAGACAAAGAAGAACAAAGATTAATAATGCAAGTTTTAGTTGAAGAAGCTATTATTAACCCGCTAGAAAAAATAGATTACCCTACACCAGCGATTTCATTTGGTACAAAGCAATACGAAACAAAAGATGGAATTATTGAATATCCTATTCCAGTTGGAACTTATGGAAATTTTAGTTTTGTTCAAGCACCGCCTAAAAGCAAAAAAACATTTTTTATCAGTTTACTTTCAGCGGTATATTTAAACGGTCAATTAAACGGTATTACAGGCGATTTAAAAGGCAATAGAGAAAACAAACACCTAGTGCATTTTGACACAGAACAAGGCAATTTTCACGCGCAAATGGTTTTTAAAAGACCTATTGAAATGACTGGAACTGTTACTGATAAATACCATACTTTAGCATTAAGACAATATAGCTTTAATACACGAATAGAAGTAATAGAATTTTACCTTTACGATACATTAGACGGAAAAGACATTGGTTTGGTAATTATTGATGGTATAGCTGATTTATGTAGCGATGTAAACAACATAGAAGAAAGTAACGCAGTAGTGCAAAAGTTAATGAAATGGACTAAAGAATTAAATTGTCATATCGTTACAGTAATACATTCAAATTTTGGAACTGATAAACCCACAGGGCATTTAGGTAGTTTTTTAGAAAAGAAAGCAGAAACACAAATACAATTAGAGTTAAACACAGTAAATAAAGAATTAGTAACAGTAAGTTGTAAAAGAAGTAGAAACGCAAGTTTTGAAACATTTAGTTTTAAAGTAAACAAATTTGGTTTGCCACAAGTTGAAGGCGATTTTTACGACCCTTTAAAAGATATATTTTAAGATGATAACAATAAAAAACCACATAGAGCAATTACAAACATCAGCTAGTAGAATGTTAGTTTTAAATTCAGATAATGCTATGTTAATAAGTTATTTTAAAGACTTAAACGAAAAGTTGTTATATTTAGCCAAATTAGTTAATATGGAATCGAAATACAACTGGCAGGAATTAGAAAACGAAATTGAAAGTTTGAAAAGTCAAGATGAAAATTTAACTAATATAGTGGTTGATTTAAAAGTAAGAGATGCAGAAAGAAAATATACAGGACTAATAAAATTTGAATTATGATTTTTGTAACTTTTACACTTGTAACAATTTACTTTTTAATGCAACTAACTGCTAAATACAATGGTGATGTAATTATAGCACCGATTAAAGGTTTAATGCTTGGCGCATTATATAATGATGACATTGATAACGAAGAAACAGAACACACTATTCAAATAGTGATTTTCGTAATATCAATAACCTATATATGGACAACAACAAATGGCTCGAAAAAGTAGCGCAACATCATAAAGAATGGGTTGAGATTATACACAAGTTTGGTGAGTATGACTACGCAGAAGACATAGTTCAGGAAACATACATAGCGTTATTTAAGTACGCCAATGCAGAAAAGATAATTGATGCAAATGGTAATGTACGGAAAGGTTACGTATTTTTTACTCTAAAATCTTTGTTCTTTCAGTTCTATAATAAAAAGATGAAGGTTACAAAAGTACCTATTGATGATTGTTGGGATTTATTTGATGATTCCAATGTAGAAGAACATAAGGCATACAATGATATATGTTTACTTATTGATGAAGAAATAAAAAACTGGAATGATTATGATATGTTACTATTTAAACTTTACAGAGATAGGGATTTAAGTATGCGAGAAATTGCAAAAGGAACTAATATTAGTTTGATTTCTATTTTTAACAGTTTAAAGAATCACAAAGCAATATTAAAGCAGAAGTTTCAGAAACAATACGAGGACTATATAAATAATGATTACAACCAAATATATTAATTATGGCAAGAAGAAAAAAAGGTTTAGGTGATACAATAGAAGCTATCACAGAAGCAACAGGAATTAAAAAAGTAGTAGAAGTATTTAGCGAAGTAACTGGTTTAGATTGCGGATGCGATGCAAGAAAAGAAAAACTAAACAAAATATTTCCATACAGAAAAACAGAATGTTTAAATGAAACTGACTACAATGCATTAGGAGTTATTTTAAAGAAAAACGAATTAACACCAGCAGACCAGTTAATAGTTTCAGATATTTATTTTAATGTATTTAAACACCGTTTACAATTAAGTGATTGTAGTAGCTGCTGGAGAGGTAAAATACAAGAACTAAAAAGAGTTTATGACGAATACGATGTAAATGCATAACTGGACAGAAAGTGATTTGTTTGTTTGGTTAAAACAAAATGTGTACCCTGATTTAGTAAAGTCAAAAAATCAAATGAGCCGTTGGGACTGTTACAGCCCATTAACTGGACATAGATTAGAATTAAAATGTAGAAAAACACATTACAATACTTTACTACTAGAAAAGAAAAAGTATGATGCTATGAAGCAAGAATGCGAAAAGCATTTAGATACACCAATGTATTTTAATTCTACGCCTAAAGGTATTTATAGTTTTAATTTAAACTTAATTATTCCTGAATGGGAAACAAACACAAAGAATCCAGCAACAACACAATTTTATAACAATAACAGAATAGAAAAAGAAGTAGCATATTTAGAAATTTCAAAAGCAAAACAATGGAAAACAATATAATTCAGCAGGAATATTTAAAATCAGTAATTTTAAGTCAATTACTATTAGAAGCAAATGAAAGTTTATTTTTTACAACGCAATACAAGCAGCAAATAAAAAACAAAATAAATAGTTTAAATAAAGATTTAGAAGACGTTGTAAGAAACGAATATAAAATAGTTTACAATACAGACCCTGAAACAACAACTAATATTTTAAATAGTATTGAAACTATCGTAAAGAAATTACAAACAAGTTCGCTGGATGAATTGGTATTTATAAATGCAGTAATAGATAAATATAAAGAAAATGCAGAATGGTTTAAAGAGTACGGTGAGACTGAATTTTTAAGGTTGCAGTAATGGCTAAACAAAAGCAATTAAAATACATTCCAACAGATGAAGAAACAAAAGCGATGTATAAATGCGTGAGTAATGATTTAGCTTACGTTATACAACCAACACAATCAGCTAATAGATATCGCGTATTGAAATTTAAGATATCAAATAGGTTGGAATTATTTACTTACAAAGAAAATGATATTGAAGTTGAATTTACAGAATACGATGCGTTAAAAAAAACAATGGAACTTTATAAACTACATTCAAAAAGATTTTAAATGAAAGATACAATAGTAGAATCAGTAATTAACCAATTTAAAGAACGTTCTAGCGTAGGAATTAATAAATATGGTGTTACACTAGACAGAACAGATTTAACACGTTTAGAATGGATAAATCACGCACAGCAGGAAGCTATGGATTTCTGCCTTTATCTAGAAAAATTAAAACAATATGAAAGATAAATATTTATTAAGAAATTATGTGATTGATTACATTCCATTTAACATAATGGAAAATATAAATGTTAAGCAGATAAATGAATGGACAGAATTTTTATATATAAATAAAGTTTTTGAATTAAAAGATATTTATACGTATTTACAAAACAAATTAAAGACTTATGAAAAATAAACAGACTTGCTTACAACGAATAAATAGAATAATGAAATTTAACTACAATCGTGGTTGTAATTCAGAAAGGGTAAACGCAGTATATCGAAAGATTATAAAAATAAAATTTGAGGGTAGCAATTAGCTATCCTTTTTTTTTGTTAAAGTTTTGTTAAAGTGTATTTTATGTAAATAAGTTGTTTATATTTGTACTCAACAAACAAACAAAAATATTATGATACCAGCAGGATTAGAATTAAAATATAAAAATTTAAATATTATTTATAGTGGTTTTCAAAAAGATAATAAACTTTGTTTTTATATTAAAGATGATAGTAAAGGAATGATATATTTGTCTTTATTACAATTTAATGAAGCATATAAGGAATACGAATTTGGAAATACACCTGAATTAGATTCAGATAATTTAGAAACATATTTTATATAACAAATGGCGTATTCTAAAAATCCCTTACCAAAAAGATTAACTATCTTTGAAGAACAAAAAAACAACAGACAAAAAGCAATAGAAATTTTAAAACAATTAAAACAAAAACAAAATGGAAACAGTACATTACAAAGGATTTGATTTTGAGTATGAATTAGATTATCAACCAGCAGAACGTCAAACTTTAGAATATGCAGGTTGTTGTGAAGAATTTGAGATTTACAACGTAACTCTTAATGGAATTGATGCTAGTAATTTACTAGCGAATCAATGGGATAAATTTGTAGAATTTATTATTAACGA